GCCGACTTTTTGCCACCTTTTACGCTTCTTTTAGGTTTGTTGTATCCAGAAAAAGTTTCGCCTCGATACTTCAAACGCCCACTGGGTAAACGCTCTACGTTTTTTGTTGTAGCCATTAGTTATAAAACACCGTAAAAGCTGCAACATCAGCAGCCAAGAAATTAACAAAAACCCCGTTCGTACACAAAATGCCCTCGTCGGGTATATCTGGATAATCCGCAGTATTTTGAGTACCCGCAGTTTGCAAAGTCATTACAGTGTCGCCATTGTTTCCATTTTTAAATGCCAACGGACCTGCGCTATTGGTATTTACAAAATAAATGCCTCTAATCCGCGCCCTTCCTGCAAAAATCGTCTCCGAAACAGTGGTTCCACTACCCACCGTGACATCTCCTGTCAAAGCAGCACTGACAGCAATCTGAGTAATCGTTTTAAATACGTTGGTCGTGCTAACTGTTGCTGAAGAACCAGGACCACTAATAGCCTCTGTTACAGCGTTTCCGTTAGCATCTGTGCCAGTAAAAGTAAAAGTTTTACCTGTTTCCGAAGAACCAGCAGAAGTTATTGTCGCGTTTCGCGCCGGAATTAACGTAGCCACACCTCCGTCCGTAAGAGCGCCGTCTATGGTTAAATTAGCTGCACCACTGGTGCTTTGTGTAGTACAAACACCATCTGGATCGGCAGCGGCAATCTCGGACGACAAGACATGGGTAGAAAAAACATCTGATCCCGCCATAAGTTACTCCTTAATTTCGCCACGCAAAAGCATGGCTTTGTATGCAGCACTGCCAGGATGTGGTAATCCGGCTTTTGCCTTTGGAGCAGCAGCTTTTTTAGCAGGTGCTTTCTTAGCTGCGGCTTTCTTAGCTGGAGCTTTTTTAGTAGCCACGGTAGTGTCCTCCCAAGCTTCATTAATATCGGGAGTAGAGGGGTCATCCCCTCTAAACTTCCCGCTTTCATTTCGAGCACGTTTACGAGTTGTCGTAGCCATGCTATACGCTCAAGTTGTAAGCAACACCCCGATCTTGTGCAGTTAGCACGTAATCGATGCCCATGCTTTTAGTTCCAGTGCCATCTCCGCTGACCGAAATAATAGCTGGAGTCACATTTGCAGTAGGGACGTGTGTTGTATGTGTTCCCACCAGTTGCTTATTTATATAAAATTGAACTACGTCAGTTCCATTAGTAACCTTACCTTTGGTTGCAGTAAAGCCTAATGTAACGAAAGTACCGTCAGTCATGTCGTGAGTGCTTGCCAAGACAGTTTCTGTCTCAGTGCCTCCACTTTCGGTAATTAACCGAAGCCTTGCACTGCCGTCATCCAATTGGAAACCAATACGGTTAGCCGACAAAAACCCATTTTCGGGGTCAGTTGCGAAGTTTTCACACAATCCCCAGAAAGCGTCCATTTGACCCACACCAGAACCTGATGTGCTATCTACATAGACTCGTGTTTCAAAGTAAACCATTTCACCTTGGACATTAGGAAGTCTAAAGATTTCATTAGCTTGGATTGATCCGCCATCGTTATCAGTGGTAGCGGCAGAGGTAATGACCAACACGCCATTAGCTACGTCTGCTGCAATAGACACGTCTGCGCCAGCGTCTTTTACAACAGTCCAGCCAGTGTCTAATTCCATTACGAAATCGTCCCACTTAGTGCATTGATCAGGCCATACGCCTATGTTTAAATTTTCAAGCCCTTTCTGGGCTGCCGAATAAAGAATCGGGCCTTTAAAATGTGTAGCCATGTAGTGTTCTCCTGTCGTGGCTAGTGTCTATCACGGGATGCGATAGTCAGTGAACAGTAGCAGTATAAACCAATAAAAAAAGGGCGACAATAATGCCGCCCTTTTTGTGTAACTTCAAAGTTACTTAGGCTCCTGGTGTACCAAACACACAACGCCAATCAGAGACGCCAAAAGCGTATCTCTCACGAGCCTTGAAGCGTAGGTTACCTGTGTCAAAGTCACCCTCAGTACCCGTAGTTAGCGGAGTACGGTTGAAGACCTTGAAGCCGTTTGGACAGTCAGTCTTAACAAAGTAAGCGTCTGCGTCAGTAAAGAAGTGGTTTACAACCGCTCCTTCAGGAAGCATTCCCATAGACTTCATTGCGTTGACGTCGTTATCGGCTGAACCAGGACGTAAGTTAGAGTTGATAATCCTTTCAGCGATAAACTGAAGTTCTTTAGGAATCAACAACTTAGTGCCACGAACAGCAATCTTTAAGCCTCGCTCATCAGTAAATCCAGCAATCTGAATAAGGATGTCTTCTAGTGAAGTCTCATTCAAATCAGCAGGAGTTGCCAACAAGTTAGACTGATCGCCGGACAAACTTGGGTGAGCTGCTGAACACAACGCTGCTCCGTCACCTATTGGTGATGCAGTAGAGAAAGCGTTATTCAACACAGTCGCACCTTTAATTTGCCGTGTTTGTGCCATAGAACGAGCTAATGCACGAGTGTAGCGAGTCGCTAACTTGTCGTACAAGTTGTCTTCTACAGCTTCTTCTGTAATGGAAAAAGCAAGAGCAATTGTTTCCATTGTATAACGAGCAGTGTAAGTCTCCTGCGCATCATCAAAGTTAATTGCACTACCTTCCGATTTAACAGGCGCTGTGCCAAAGCCTGACAACATCACTTCTTCTTCAAAAGCTCGATCTGAACTTTCGGCGTCGAAGATTTCTGCGGCTTCGTCATCATACCTGTCGTACTCCAACCCAAATAAGGCATTCAGGCCAGGTTCTAGTTCCTTCGCTAATTGAGCGCGAGAAATAGTCATTCAGGGCCTCCTTAGATACCGGTTGAATCGGCAGTCGTCTGTGAATCAAACGAACGAGTTGCCGCATTAAAGTGAGCGTTTAACCGCACTTTGAGCGGGATACCCGCCGCTGTGTAGTCGTCATTAGCGTCATCATCTACGATGCCCACAATACGCAAAGGTAATGTAGCTGTCGTATTAATGTTCGCCACACTGGCTTGAGAGTTTGACTTACCTGTATCGGTAGAACCGGTACGGGCAGAAGTGCCCAAGTCTGTGTTTGCAAAGACGGCTGCTTGAGCAGTCGCTTTATCTGTCAAAGATGCATCAGAAGCACATTGGAATATCTGATTGGGGTTGTCAGCAACATAAGCCATGACAGGATGATTCGTGTCAACGCTTACGCTGTTGCTACCAGGCCAATAGTTAAGCCAAACTGGTTTCTTTTGCACAGAGTCGTGATACATAACTCCAGTAAGCACGCCTAATGCTTGAGTTGTACCACCTGCGGTATCACCCGCTTGGTCAATAAACCCACTGGCTAGAGGGACGACGATACCGCCGTTAAAGATAGCATTGGTGTTATTCGTTGCTATCTCATATTCAGTGATACCCGTTGAATTGGGACCACTACCCACCATGCCGATAGGACGTAGACCATAGGCTGTTTCTTGGTTCGCCATAGAACTAATCTCCTAAAAGGTCAGTTTTTAACCTGACCACCGAATTTAACACGAGTTTGTCTTTCAGGTTTACTGATAGACATTGTATTGTGGGCGTTTTCTCGCATAAGGTCCTGATCGACTGCTTCTTGCAAGTCCGTTGCACGGCCTTGATAGTAGTTGTTTCGTTCTTCAACAGTCTCTAAGGGTATCCTAGCTAACAATAGCCCACCTACTCCTATTACACCTTCGTATTTACCTGAATCTATCACGGGGGCTTCAAAGTCAGGGTGCTCATCCGCACGTACTAACTCGTAACCTTCACGTAATCTGGCAGATATGTTTTTAGTATCTGCAAATCCACGTGCTTCCGCTCTAATCCAACGATGCTTATAGCCGTCGGGTGCAGGTGGTGCGTCTAAACTAGAAGAAGGAGCCCAAGGCTTCCGCTTGGCTGTTTTTTCTCTAGTGTCGTCTGCGCGAGGAGATCTTTTGGTGCCCTCAAACCCTTTTTTAGTTGATGACATCAGCGTCTCCTATTGTTTGACGTATTTCGCGTATTCTTCTACGGGCACACCCAATCGGTTAGCTATCGCTACTTGGCTCTGGGTGAGACGAACCTTATTACTGTTTTTGCGTCCACTTGTTTTACTGCGGGAACCACTAGCGACAGTCTGGACGGGTTTTCTGCCACTTCCGTTATCTGGTGTACCAAGCTTGTTTGGAAAGGTCCGTACAAGCCGGTTATCTAATTCATCATAATATTCATCGCTCAATGGGTCAAATCCTTCTTCTTCCACCATTTTTTTATGTAACCCAAAGGTTGCAAACGTCATGGCCTCATCTTTACCAAACCATTCGTTGCGAGACGCCCATTCTTCGGCTTTAGGATCAGGCGCTTGTTGTCTTGGAGCAGCTTGCGGCTGTTGTTGTACAGGCTGTTGCGGCTGTTGAGCGGCCTGTTGTGCTTGCTGTGTACGCATCTCTTGCTGCTGTTGAGCTTTCGCGTATTCGTTAGCAGACACCGCCAGTTGTGATATTTTAGTTTGCGCGGCAACCACACCATCCGGATCGTTAGCCATCATGGCTTTTTTAAGATCGTCCTGCGCTTGAGCTTGTTCCGCTTTAATTCGACCGCCGTATTCGTTTAAGTAGCCATGGTCTAAAGTGTTGACTCGGCTTTTGAGCTTATCCGCTTCGGCCTTTTGAGCTTGCGCATAATTGATTGCCTCTTCCCTTTGACGTTCCGCCTCGCGCATTTTCTTAGTAAGTTGGTTGATGCGCTTTTGCGCTCCCTTGCTTACCTCGGTCTGCTCATCCTCTTCTACAGGTTCAGCTTTAGTCTCAACCTCGACTTTTTCCTCGACAACTGTCTCAGGCTTTTCTTCCTCAACCTCAACTTTCTTCTTAGTTTCGGTTTTGCTGGGTAGCTCAACCTCCGTTTCTTCGTAATTATCGAAATCCAGTTCGACAGTGCCATCATCCGCTTTGTGTTCATTCTTTGCCATGGGTTACTCCTACAAGCTTAAAATATCATCTGGATCAGCAATCGTAGCGATTACTTCATCATCGTTAATAATCCGTACTTCACCACCTTCAATCTTGAAACGAGTGCCGCCATAGCGAGGAAAAATAACCCACTGTTTCTCTTCGCACCAAGGACCTGAAGGAAACTTCTCTTTATCCTGGTAAGCTAATGGACCTTTTTTGACCACGTAACCTACGACTGTTTGCAACTGATCCTCAACTAAAGTCTGATCTGTTAACAAAATCCCTCCGTCTGTTTGTCCTTTACCCCGATATGGCAAAACCAAAATGCGCCAACCAGAGGGCTGGGGCATTCGCTCTACCATTGATAAATCTAGCTTGGTGGGGTCTAAAACCCGCTCATCAGCACTAACATAACTGTTTTGCACAACTTTTGAGGGGGGCGTTTCGTCGGGTACGGTGACCGATCCTACAGATGACTTCATATTATTTGCTCCTGTTTTTCTAGCAGGTCCGAGAGTTCCTGTTCTATAGCTGATAATGCGTTCAATTCACCCATGCAGTGTTGATACTGCTCCATGTCTTTAATTCCGTTCCCTTCTAAACAGGCGTGTACACCTTCCCGCCTATCTCTAATTGCGCCTTGAACGAATTGCACAATACTAATCGCATCCACAATAATATACCTCATTTATCACATATTATTGCGTATGATAGTATATCTACGAGCGTTTGCGAGTCCTTTTTTTACTTTTTCCCGCAGTATTTAACGCTATTGCCACTGCTTGCCGCTGTGGATAGCCTTCGCCACGTAATTTTTTCACGTTCGAGCTTACTGTTTTCTTACTTTTGCCTTTTTTGAGGGGCATAGATCACCTAATTGATTGTAAATTTGCCGCCTCGAAGCATCGCACCCATACCACGGCACGTTCCAGTAGTAACTGTGCCTTTTGCAGTGTTAGGAGTGGGGATTTCTTTGTAATTACCAAAAGGAACGCTGCCCTGATCCTTAATAACCTCCCGATTGGTTGCTTTGGGAGGGTTACGGGGTGGTGCACCGTGTATTTTTACTTTACCTGTCATGGTGTTTCTCCTAGTTTCTCACGTAAGCGCATATCTTCGCGCATATTTGACGCATTGATGCGTTGTTCGGTCTGTTTTTCCTGCGAATCCAAGCGATCATAGAACTGTCGGTCACGCTGATTGACTTTTTCCTGCTCTAAATTGAGTTTCCCTTGATCATTGGCAATATCTGCCATGGTTTTCTGCTCTTTGATGCCTAATTCCTGCTCTTTGAGCGCAATCAACGGATCAGGACCTTCGCCTTGACCCTGATTCATAATATTTTGGCTCTGCATTCGCACTTCGGCTATCTTTTCGGCAATAAATTGCGATATATCCGCTTCAATCTGGATAATTTGCTCTTCGTTTGGCTCCTGACCTTGGCTCTGGGCCATAAAATTAGTCATCACAGTCTCTTTAGCCAACAGCTTAATATGTTCCATGACGTGTTTCTGCAAAGCAATCGCCGCTGGAGGGTTTGCTTGCACTACACCAGAGGCCATAAACACTAAATGCGCCGCAATGTGCGCATTGTGATTCTGTCCCTCAAAAGCTTTAAGCTCGATACCGTCCAAAGCGTCCACATTCTCTTGCGCGGGGTCTTTAGGTTGAGGCGAGGCAAGCTCGGGAGCCACCAAAATACTGTCTATATCCCGCACGCCCAACGCTTCGTACATCCGACGATACGCTTCAGGCAGGTTGTGTAGATCAGGTGCTTGCATGGCCAACTCTAATTGACTTTGCGCTAACGCAATACGCTGTGCTTGGGAAAAGATATTCGGGTTCGATACCGGAATCACATCAATCCGGTCATCAAAGTCTTGCGCCATGATCTGCGGAGACGCTCCGGCCACATCGTAAGGATACTCCTGTGGCAAGAACTCATGCATGACTCTCGCTAAAATCTTGAACTCTTTGCGCATGGCATAGTGCAAACGCTTGTGGATCGCGCTCATCACCCGAGCACCCTGCTCCAATAACGCTACCGTCGTGCCCACCGCCGCTTGCTGGTTGCCATCACCTACCTTCATGTCGGTAATCGTGGCAAACCGCTGGGCTGCATCTACCACAAAGCCCAGTAACTGGAACAAGGTCGTATCTGGACCCTTAAACGGCAACGGCATCAAGCTGTCTCGGATCGCTCCACCAGGAGCATCCACGTCTCTGAACTCACCAGGAGATAACGGATCGGCATCGTCCCTAATCCTTAGACCACGGGCCTTGAACCCTGCTGGCAGGTTAGACAACGTACCGGCGTCTATCAACTGACGCAACGAAGCAGTAGCCGTGGTAGCCAGCCCACCAATCGTGTCTATCAGACCAAGGCCATAGAAACCAAATCCAGGTAAAAACTTGTAGTGAACGAAGTACTCGATCTTTTTAAAATCTTCATCGTCTTCCAGATAGTTACGGCGGATCGACAACACCACGTTGGTGTCCTCGCAAATCGTCACGATATAAGGCAGTTTGATACCCGTAGGTTCGCCTTCTGCGTCCTGATGTTCAAAACCATCCAGATCAAGTTCCACGTGAAACTCTAGCAAAGTCGTATCGTAATCACCCTGCGTAGGCTCTTCGCCCTGTATCTTGTTCATTTCTGCACGAACATCATCTGGCGTGCGCTGACTAGGCATTATGGGCACATCCAGATAAAAACCAGCGATCTGTTGCTTACGCAGATCGTTGACGTTCATATCGATCCTATGGGTGATCATCGGGCAGGTTTCGAGATTGGAGGTCTCGTAGGGCACGATAAGGTCCGTTGCCGGAACGAAGGTCGATACAGGGCGGTTGAGCGCAGAATCATAATAAACCTTCTTAAAGGCTGATCCTGCTAGGGGGAGATAATACAGCATCTGATCGAACTCAGGCGTGTACTCCTGCATCTCGTTCATCAGATAGTAATTCATAAATTCTTTGACGCGGTGAGCTTGCTGCTCTTTTTTCTTGTCTACCGCGCCCATGACCACAGTGCGCACCGGACCGGTAGGGGGAAGCAACTCGTTGTACGCCTGTGCCTGAAACTGGGTAGCTGCCTCGGCCAATATCGGATGGGTTACGCCGCTGGCTCCACGGAAAGGCTCCGTGCGCTCCTCGTACTTGTATCCCAGAAGCTCAAGGCCCTTTTCGTAATTTTCGCGCCAATCTTTACGCGAGTTATTATCGTTTTCGTACTGCGATGTTAAATCGCTAACCAAAAGACCTAATGCCGTATCGTCTAACTCTTCAGCCAGATTACGGTAGAAATCGCCCTCGTCTATTAGGCTCTCCGGCTGTGGATCAAAGTCCACCACCGCACTGCCGTCTTCCTCGGTCAACACTTCGATTACCGAGCCGTCCATCTCTTTGGGACGCAAAGAACCAGGAATAGCGACTTCGACCTGCTCTTCGATAGTTAACTCCGGTGTCATCACCGTTTCATCCAACCGCTCTACCATCGTGCTTATCGGGTCGTTTGGTTCAGCCATTTTCTCTTCCCATGATGCGATCTAATGCCGATAGCATCTTATCACTTGGTTGAATTCCTGATCGGGTATTCATTAAATTCTGTACGCCCTGCTGGCGACGTTGCATAGAAATCTCTTCAGGACCCATGCTCACTGACATCGTAAACTGCTCATAGGCATCCGCCGGTTCGGCCACGCTACCGCCTTGATTAAACGTGTACACCGTTTCATCGTCAACCATGTAAGGGGTGTCTGCACTGAATCCGGTTTGATACTCTCGGTCAATTACGTCGCGCACGTGGCCAACTGTCGCTTCGGTATCCAAGTTGAGCAGGTTACTGGCTCCGCTTAACTGA